TAGTTTTTTCATTATTTTTCTTAAGGCACCTTAATTATAACAGAAAATATGATAAAAACTTAAGAAAATTCAGGACTTGGACAGGCTATTTTAGAAAAAGATCAGATCACGTCTCAAAATAAGTTTCCTTAGTTTTGTTTAATCTCTGCCATAATCAAAAACAAGTAGCTCACATGAACTACTTGTTATCATTAAAATCTTAAGTTTTAGACGTTACTTTTTTCTTTTGATTTATCTTTGTCTTTGGATTTATCGGCGTCTTTAGATTTGTCGGCATCTTTAGATTTGTCTGCATCTTTAGATTTGTCTGCATCTTTAGACTTATCTGTAGATTTTGCTGAGTTCCCACGAACGATTTTATCGTAACCTTCAGTATTGTCAATCAACTCAGTTGCAAGAGTACGATAGTCTTCTTGAGAAATAAGCCAATTTCCATCCTTATCTTTTGTCAATTTGATTTCTGTGTCAAAATCTCCAGTAGTGAAAGGTGTTTGAGCAAGGTTAGGATCTACATCATTATAAGTACTGAAATCTTTTCTGAAAAGATGTTCAAAAATCCAATAAGAAATAAGTGTTTGGTAACGTTTAACGTCAGCATCTGCACCAGCTTTGTTATACTTACCTAAGTTATCAATTCCACCAATCAAAGTAGTAAGTACATCCCTTGTAGATGATGCCAAACCTTTAGAGTGCAACTTCTTAGAGTTAAATGTTACAGTTGCTGAGTCACCTGATTCATCAACCTTCACGTCTTTAATTGTATATGAACCGATTTCTTGGAACATTTTACGTCTTTGTTTTAAGAAACCTGAAATTGTTTCTTCAGGTGTCTCTACAGGAAAATCTTGGTGCCATTGTACTGAGTATGTAGATGCTGGTGTAAGACCATCATCTTTAATTTTTTCACTTGTTTGTACTGCAATTACGGCGTCAGTCCATTTTTCATAGGTTTCACCATAAACCTTCTTGAACCGAGCAGAGTCTGATGTAAGAACTGAATCTAAAAGAACTTCCGCATCTTTTGTAACTTTGTCTTCTACTGATTCCTTTTTAGGTTCTTCTGTTGTTTGCTCAGTAGTTGCAGAAGCAGACTCTGATTTTTTAGACGTTAAAGAACATGCACCCAAGGCCAATGTTGAAAGTGCCAAGATACTGAGTAGTTTAATCTTCTTCATAATATACCTCAATGTATAATATTTACTCTTGGAATCTTACTCCAAGGGTATGGTTTAGAAAAACATAGCGTTATTCTAATGGAGAATGGGGGATTCGAACCCCCGCGCCGGTTACCCGACCTAACGATTTAGCAAACCGTCCTCTTCAGCCTCTTGAGTAATTCTCCTGCGATACATGTATCTTACTTGATGAAACTTTACAGAATGGAGCCGGTGGGAGTTTAAAGAACATTGTTAAATCAATGCCTAGTGGATTTGTTGTATCCTCTACCGTATCCCTTGAAAAAAAGGTTTTATATTTTTACTAAATATATTATACCATGGAGAATTTTTTTGAACAAACAAAAACCGTTATTTCTAACGGTCATTAAAATATTTCATTATCAGAGCAAACAAAAAACCGCCAGCAAACGCCAGCGGTGAGTGTAATTAAATTTTGAATCTTTCTATTTTATTTTGCTGTAATGAGCCCGTCAGGCTCTACGTTGAATGCTTCTTTTTCAGCCATGCGACCGTCAGGAAGCAGCAAGTACCAGCCATTGTTGTATTTAACAAAACAATCTGACTTCATGTCGCCGTTTTGACCATCCAAGTAATACCACTTGTCGTAGTATTTCACCCAGCCGGTTTGCATTGATCCATCACGGTTGAAGTAATACCATTTATTGTTGATTTTCCTCCAGCTCGTCACCATGTATCCATCTTCTTCAAAGTAGTACCATTTTCCGTCTGTGTGGAATACCCAGTCAGATTTCACGCAATATCCTTCGGCATTGAAGTAGAACCATGATTTGTTTTCCTCGATGTACTCAAATTCACTCTTAGGATAAGAGCCGTTTGCTCGAGCGTACCAATCACCTTTATCATCCGACTGCCAGCCTTTTTTAGGTTTTTCAGGCTGAGCGTTTGGATTGGTCAAGCGGTAAATGTAATAGTAAGGGCGTCCAGCATATAGCCAGATGTCATCATGGTCATTGACTGAAATCCCATCATAGCGATAATTACAATGAATAATGTTATCCTCATCAATAAAAATTCCTGTATGTCCACCAGCACCAGCTGAGGCTCCTTTGCGTCCCCAGATAAAGACATCTCCTCTCTGAGCGTCCCATGGCGTATTCTCTGAGATAAGAGTGTAGCCGTTGTTAATCAGCCATTGGTGCTCATACTCTGTATTGACAGCCCATCCAGCAGATGAAGCTCCAGCGCTTCTTAACGCATAATAGACTGAACTTGAGCAATCGTAAGAATCCGGACCGTCACGATCTTCCATACTATAAGACACTTGTCCTTGTCTTGCTCGCATCCATGCAATAGCATTTTCAATATTAATTGTCATTTATATTTTTCCTTTCATTTCAAGGTAGTGTTGTAGGCCAAGGTTCACTCGTAAGATACGAAATAGAACTTACTCGAATATCGCCAATATCTCTATCGGTCGGCACTGGATCAGTGAATTGGAAGCGCAACATATTGCTATCTCCAACACCACCTAAATACCATGTGCCATAAGGTGTACCCTTGTCATTGTAAATCCCACCAATCAAGCTAAACTCCGAACGGAAACCAACAGGAACTCCACCTAGTCCTAAAATAAAGCAATTACGCTCACGGTCAGATGGCTGGATAGAGTACCCAGCGCCACCACGCCTTACGATACCAAACCAACCCCACGACAACCCGCCGAATTGATACATGACGGTATCATTCTTTCTGCGTACTTTAAGATAAGATGCGCCTAGTTTTGAAACAATATTCAGCGTTCGCCAGCCAGTATCACCAGTCAAGACTTCCCAGCCTTGATTGTGGTTTCCGGTTCGCTTTATCCACTTCAAAGCGCCATTTGTAACAGCCGTATCAACGTATGTCGTGCCGACTGGAGCAATAACCTTGCCGTTTGGCATACCAGTTCCGTGAATTTCATATTGATTGACTTGTCCGCTTGCATTTGCACTTGATGGTAAGATAATACTTCCACCGCCGTCGGAAAGTGACACGATGTTTCCATTGATGCTGATTCTCTGAGGGATACCAACACCGTCACGACCGTCAGCGCCTTTGGGACCAGTAAGTCCGATAGGACCTTGAGGTCCGACTGGTCCAGGTAAGCCAGTAGGTCCTTGTTCCCCTCGTTCTCCACGAGGTCCTGGCTCTCCATCTCGCCCACGCTCGCCTTGTAGCCCTTGCAATCCTTGAGGACCTTGTAACCCGTCTGCCCCTCTTGGTCCAGTTTCACCTGTTGCACCTTGTGGACCACGTTCACCTTGAGGGCCGATAGGACCAGGTTCTCCCTTGTCGCCTTTTGGACCTTGAGAGAGAGCAACGTTCTGCAACTCTAGCTTGGTTGCAAACTGACTTGTGTCAATGTTAGGCTTGTTCTCTAAAGCCACTACACGCTCTACAAGTGGCTTGTCATTATAGATAGTGTCATTATCAGGCTTGGTCTTTAAGGCTTCGATATCGGCTGAAATATGGCTTATTTCACTACGTAGATTGCTGTCGTCATAAGTGCCACCTTGCTCTTTGATTTTTGCAAAAAGTTCGTCCAATTCTTGCTTGGTCACAATGTCATTGACGTTAACAATTCGCCCTGATTCACGTTCAATAAGTGGTTTCTTAACTGCCTTGTCAATCTCACTCACATGAACATTGAATAAGAAGCTATACACATCTGCTGACTGCTCTACCTTTTCAAAGTAGATATAACCAATAACAGGTTCATCTGTCGTGATCAACGATGTATCAAATTGAACCGTAAACGAATTATCTTGGATTGCTGCATCTACTTCCTGGTATCGCTTAGTTCCCTTGAAATAGAATAAGCAGATAACCTTAGTAGCGGTCAATTCATCGAGTGTAAATTTGAATTCAGCAATACCTTTATCTTTGCTGTAAAATTCTTGATAGAGCCTATCAACATCTCGGTTGTTGGGTGAAATAGTTAGTTTCTTTTCAATAACCTTTTTCAAGCGCTACCTCCTTTCATTTAATAAAGAAAGAGAACCCAAAAGGGTTCTCTGATTTATTTTTCAGTCCACGCATCGTTCATCTGCTTAACCGCAGATTCAACGAATGTGTCCAAGTCTTTGTCGGTCATGCCGATATTATACTTGTTAAGTTCTGCCCGGATTTTGATTCGAGCTTGTTCTAGCTTCTCTTCGCCTTTGTATCCAGTCTCAGCTGATACTTGTTCAACTGCATTGACCGCATTCTTGGCCAAAATTTCAACGATCTTGACGGTCTTTTCACCGCCTTTTTTAACAAGGTATTCCTTGATTGATTTGACTGCGATTCCAGTCAAGATGACCAGGATACTAATTGCTGCATTGATGATGATTTCATTGATCTGTTGCATTTGTATGTTCCTCCGAAATTTCTAAATTTAAGTATTTATTAAACAAGGCATCAATTCGCCCGTTGCCACCTAGTTTCTTATAGCTTGAGTGCATTTTATGAATAATATCAGACTCATGCACTGTTGTATATCCACGTTTTAGAGCAGTAGTGATATCCCGTTCTAACCGTAGATACATTGTTGCTAAATGCGCTTCATCGTGAACCGCTAGTTTATTGTTGATCTCAATAATATTCTTTTGATTATCTTCACCAATAACGTGGATAGTGTTCAACTCAGTCTTCAATTCCTTGAATTGTTCCTTGCTTAAATTCCCAGCTTTACTGGCTCTCATTCCAAACCACCCAGTGGCCACCACTCCGATTGTGGGTGCTAGTTGTGTGATGGCGTGTATCATTTTCTCAAAAACATCAACCCATGTCATACCATCTCCTTAGATGCTATCAGCTTTCGGTGCAATCCAGCGCCATACTGCAAGCACTCCATTTCGTGACAATTCACCTTCGAGGTCTTTGATGGTTTGACCAGTGTATTCGAATTCACGGTTGATTTGAACGATAACGTTATTACCTTCACCATTCTTTTCAACATATTCAGGGTCTGTGATTGTTACCAAGTCATCTTCAAAGTATGTTGTTCCAACTTTCATAGCTGGCAAGAGACTTACAAGGTCTTTATAAACTGTTCCATAAGTAATGTTTTCGCTCATAACCGAATTGACAACCATAACCTTAATCATGCGTTGAGTGATTGTGTTAGCTTCTTGTTGAGCCTTGATAAGTTTTTGCAACTCATCTTGCTTAGTCTTGGTTGTTTCCAATTCTTGTTGAGCCTTTACGATTGCAGAACCTGGATCTAGTTCAGATTTAACCATATCCAATACTGCCTGAATAAGCACGTCTTCTTGATCTTGTGTGCGATCACCAGCCAATTCGCGTTGGTTGGTTGTGTAGCGAGTTCCG